AATTTGAATAAATCAATATATTCATGCTGATTTATTTAGGGACAAATTTTTATCCTTTTTTTTTGGAAACTCTATTTCTATAATTTTATAGTGTGTTTTAAAAGACCACCTATTTTTTTAAATTTTATTATTTTTTTTAATTTAGGGACAAATTTTTGTCTCTAAACTTTTGAAAGTATAGAAGAAAATAGTAAGAATATAAGACACCTATATTTATTTATAAATCATTTATTATGAATCTTTTCTATTGAAAAAATCTTTTTTTAAAAATATTTATTATATTTATATAATGTCAGAATATTTAGATACACAATTATTAGAATGCAATAGACTTCATTCAGAAGAATATAAATCAGGAAATAAAAGTAATCCTGCTTTATGGAGTAATAAACTTGGAAGTGGTATTAAATTAGACGTTGGAGATACTATTTCGGTTCATTCAGGATATATCAGTGAATACGGAGCTGGTGGCAACACAATAGAGTTTAAAGGTGCTTCACTTGGTAAAATTAAAACTTATACAGTAAGTAATGTTTCAAATACTTTACCTTATGATGAAGATTCTGATAATAAAAGAATTAATGGATTTAAGAGAACCATTATTAGAGATGAACAAATTGATAGAGAATTATTTGATAATAAAGCAAGCATTAAAATTGGTTATTATTTAAACACGATGGGACAAAATACACTTCAACTTCCTCGAAGATATGCTGGTAGACACACATCGACTGATTCAGCAAATAATTTTACACAAATTGATGAAGTTGAAAATGGATTACCTTTTTTTAATAGATACATAATTGTAGATGCTGATTATAAAGAATATTATAAAAATACTCAAATTTTTAAGCAGAAAATTGATAATAAAAGATTTACTATTTTTGCTCGTGACACATCAGTATTTGATAAAGCTGCTGATTTTACTTATGAAGACCCTGCAGGTGTTAATCCTAATGTTACTAATATGTGGATGAGATTTGATAATGTTGAAATTGACCCTTATGTATATGCTGAAAATCCACGTAATCCTGCTTTTTGGAATTACAGAGAATATTCGGAATTAATAGATTTAGAAGTTAATGCTGGTTTTAATGATGCTGAAAATGTGGCAGAACAATTAACTAATCAATTAACAGTTCCAATTAAAGAAACTAATTTTACTGCTAAATTATATGATCCAGCAAAGGATGTTTATGAAACTATTATTAAAACAATTGAAACTAAAACTTATAAACCATTTAATTGTGGTTCTGTTGGTAATATGTCATTAGCAAATTATACTAATTTTGAATCAGCATCACTCGCATTACAAATATCACAGGAATCTTATGATTATATGAGTTCATATCAATATGTTGGACATAAAAGACCTGAAATACAAACAGCAGGAAGAAACCTACCTCATGGTGCCTTACCTTGGATAGGTTTTGCTATTGCTAAAACAATTAATGTTGCTGATCGTTTAACTTCACCTATTAGTATTAAAGTTAATTATAATTCTGATAATTGTGCTAAATTTGGTGATTTTTTTAAAGCATGTGAATTATATCCTGAATTATGGGATAATTTAAATCCACGGGGTCTTTTTCCTACTCAAGATTATGATAAAGCAAAAATAAAATTTGAAACTACAAGATGGTTACATTTAAATAATTCTAGAGCAGCAGAATATTTAGCACGTATTGGTGAATATTATTTAGGTAGTGATAATTTTCAGACTAATGGCAGTGCTGTTATTTGGGATGCACCTCCTGTATTTTTTGAATATGATTCAAATTCACGTGATATTTTTTATGATAAACCTTCAAGAGATAAATTAAGTTATGGATGTATGGATAAAGATGATGAAGGACATATTAAATTTTATACTGAAAATATTGGTGGAATTGCTGAATTCTTTTTTAAAGATAATGGAAGTGGAGTATTTGAAATAGAAGGTGACACATTAACGGTTGTAGGTAGAAGAATAGGATTTGATTTTAGTTTTCAAGCATGGTCAACACTTGCTATTTTACCATTTAGTGGTTTTAATTTTAGAAATAAAGATAATCAAGAAGAATGTGCATATCAACAAGTTGATTTTTCATCATACGACACTGTTGATTTATCAGGAATAACATCACAGGTTTATCTAGGAGCACAGAGTCCTTTGATTGAATATGATGCTAGTAGATTTAAAATAAGTCAATTACATTCTTTATTAAGACAACAACAAAATTTTAAAGCTGGTCTTGATGATGATAATCCTGATTTAGGTGCAGCCGTGGCAGGTGCTTATGTTTATAAATTAAATCCTATTGATAATTATGTTGTATATACTCCGGATATTGTTCCATTTCAAGATAAAAAAAGACATGCTGGTGGTCCTACTGGTTTTCTGTTTACACAATTAAATTTAAATTTAGAACCTTGGTTAATTTATGACAGTTATAGTGGAATATTTATTAGTGATTTTGGATTTGATGATGATGAGGGTTTATGGAGTGTTTTAGGTTTTGTTAATTCACAATTTAACAGTCCTTTAACTGCTTCAAATACACTTTCAAATAATAGATTTGATAATAATACAATTAAAACATTAAATAAAGTTACAACCAATGCAGAAATAACAAGTAAAGATTTTTCATCATTTATTCAAAATATATATGGTGGTACAATGTATACTCAACAAATTACAACAGTACGTGCAGTTGTTGAAAATTCCACATCAATTAAGGCACTAAATTATTTTGCCCCTGTTAGTGTTGCCCAGAATAGTATAAAAATAGTTGCTAAAAATTTACCACGTAGGATGTTAAGACCTTATTATTTATTAAAAACAAATTTAGTTGATAAAAATTCTCTTATTGGTTCACGTGATAGTGGTCAGAACTTTAATGTGGCTGCTGTAATTGATAAACAATATAGTGGTGGTGATTTCTTTTTTTTCACAGCAAATGCAATCGATTTTACAATTACAAAACCTATTACATTAACTAAAATAGAAACGAGTGTTCATGATCCTGATGGTTCATTTGCTAATGTGAATAGTGATAGTAGTGTTATTTATAAAGTTCAAAAAAGTAAGAATTTAGCAGATTTAAATATTTTAAGTCAAATTTTACAAAATAAAAAATAATAATAAAATAATTTTTTTTATTTTTTTTTGTTAAAACTTTTTTAAAAGTTTATAATATAAAATGAGTGCTTGGACAGACCATGTTAAACAGATTTTTGAAGCAGGACGTAAGAAGGATGAAAAATATTCTTACAAACAGGCAATGACTGACGGTAAGGCAACGTATAAGAAGGGTGGTAGTGAAAAACCACCTGCTAAGAAAGGAGGTGCTAAAAAGAAAATGGAAAAAGAATAGGATTTTCAAAAAATCCTTACCAAAACATATTAATAATATTAATAATGTTTTTTGTTAAAACTTTTTTTCTAAAAAAGTTTATATGACATCATTAGATTTAAAAACTCCACGTGATATACCTCAAGATATTGAAGAATGGAGTGAAGAAATAGAAGATTTATTAAGTGAATTTGGTGAAGTTGCTTTATGTTACCAATATTTACATAGTTTTAGTCAGAGAAAATATTTGTCCAAATTTCAACATCTTCAAATTCCAATAATAGTGCTTAGCACATTAACAGGAACAGCAAATTTTGCAACTGATTCTTATGTTCCTGTGGATTATCAACAGGGGTTTTCAGCAGGTGTAGGTTCATTAAATTTATTATGTGGTATATTAGGAACATTATTATCATTTCTGAGATATGGAGAAGTATATGAAGGACATCGTATATCTGCATTAGCATGGGCAAAATTAAGTAGAAATATTGAAATTGAATTATCATTACATTATAAGAAAAGAAAACCTTGTAGAGATTTTTTAAAAGTAATGAGAAATGAATATGACAACTTGATGGAAAGTTCTCCAACAATTGATTTAGATGTAATTCAAATGTTTAATAAAAAATTTGAAGGTAAATATCCAAATATACGTAAACCCGTTATTGTGAATGGATTACGAGAGATTAAACCTTATAAAAAAGAAGTTGATAAATATGAAATAATGAATAATAATCGTGAAGTTATTATTCATAGTGATAAAATGAAACAAATAATTTAAAAAATTAAATTAATATATAATATATATAAATGCCTACAAATATAGAAATTATTTCTACATTAAATATTCCTGATGATGTTAAAAATTGGATATTATGTATGAGTTCAACTTTTCAAGAACAATTTTTATTTTATTATAAATCTATAGGTCATACACTAGTAAAAAGTATTAATAGAGCAATGGTTGAAACTGATGAAATTAATATTGAAACACATTATAGAATCAATAATATTATTGATGATAATATGTCTGATAGTGACAAGTTAAAATCAATTAAAGAACTTATTTCTTAAAAAATTTAGAATTATACATTTTAATTAATTTAGGAATACTTCTTGTTGGTCTTCCTTTTTGTTCAAAACCAGACCAAGTTACATAATGTGCAAGATATGCAGGACGTAGGGGATCACTTCTTGCTAATTGATTTTTAGTTCTCTTTAAATATAATTCACGACGTTTTAAATCGTTATGCACTAAGAAGTCATCTCTCGTAGGGTCTCCGAATGAAACGTTTTTAAATTTATCTCCTTCAAGTCTAATTAAAGCAGTCCATTTCTTCTTAGGATTTTTTGATGGTGATATTTTTAATAAAATTGGCATTATATAAACTTTTTTAGAAAAAAAGTTTTAACAAAAAATAATAAAATGTTTTGGTAAGGATTTTTTGAAAATCCTATGTTTTGGTAAGGATTTTTTGAAAATCCTATAATTCATCAAGTATATCTTGTAATTGTAATAACATCATATATGACATTCCAACTGCTTCAAAATCTTCTTCATTTTCAATTATATCTACAAAATCAAAATTAGACCACAGACCATCTGCTAAATCATTTATTTCTTGTAGAACATCATTATATAATTGTTTTCTCATATAATGATGTTGTAATTCTAATAATGTATCATTAAAACAATTTTTATAAATTTTAATAAATATGTCGTCTGGTAATATTAATAATCTATTCATTTAATATATATAAATATTAAATTCTCCGTAATTTATAAATGCCAACTAATAGTAAAGAATATCAAAAAGAATACATGAAAGGATATAATAAAAAATATTATAAAGAATATTATCAAAATAATAAAGATAATATTAATTCTACTTACTATTTACCTTATAGATTAGAACTACAAAGAAAATATTATAAAGAAAAAATAGGACGTGAACCAAGAAAATATATTAAAAATAAAGATATTAAAAAAATATTTAAATTAAATTATGGTTCATTCATTATCATTTTTGAATAAATCAGGATATTTATCAATTGCTTTAATTTTTTTATTATCATTTTTTAATAATTCTCTTTTTTTTTCAGTTGATTCGGATTTTATAAAATATTCTAGTGTTCCATTTTTTTTATGATAATTGTAATTTCTTCGTGCTTGTATTAATCCTTTATTTTCTTCATAATAATTTTTTTTTAAATCTTTATTTTTTTTATAATGTTCTCTCGAAACATTTCTTTTTAGTTCTGCATATTTTAATGCCTTTTCTTTTTTTATAGGATCATCACTATTCATATTTTCTTTATGTTCATTATGTATTTTCATTTGATATTTTAATAAAGACTTCTTACGACTTAAATACGAATTAATTGCCGTCTGTATTTGCTTATCTGTTAATTGAACTTCGTCATTCATCTGTATATTATATATATATATTTTTTTTATATGGATTTTTTTTAATTAAATAAACTTTTTAGAAAAAAGTTTTAACAAAAAATATTTAATTAAATAAATCTTATTTAATTATTGTTTTGAATAAATTGTTTTGTTAAAACTTTTTCGAAAAGTTTAAAGAACTATTTTTGAATTTTTTGAATTTCTGTAAATTTTAAACCTTGAATATATATTCCGTCTTTTTGTCTTACTCTCTTAATATTATTATAATTATAAATCAATTTTAAAAATTCATTCTTACCGTATTTATTAATTTCATATATATCCCCTGATTGTTTATAAACATCATATAATGCCTTCGCTTTGATTGCATCGTTTGTATTTCCGGTTACTTTAATTTTGCACTCGTCGAAGTATTGCTGGATAATATCATTATCATAAATAAACGTTTTAGTAGTTTCTTTAACTATATCAGGTAATGGAATATCTCCGGTATCATCATTTTTAATATATTTATTATAATATTCGATTAATATAATCATGTACTGTTGACGATATTTTACATCTTTTAATTTATTTTTTAATTTACTGTCTTTTAATTGTTCAAATTTATTATTCGGGTCAGGGTTCGATTTAAATGATGTTTTAAAATCAATTAATTTAAAACGTCTTTTTATACCATCATCTACTTGGGATAAATTAGGTGCTCCGTTAAATTGAAAAAACATTGTTAATTGAGGTAAAAATTCGAATTGGTCCTTAAATAATTTTCTTGTCGAGATCATATCATTCCCTGATAATCTTTTTAATAATGCTGTTTGTAATTCATCTGTTTTCTCGCATTCAGAAGACACCATCATTCTAATCCCTTTTTTATCTGCAATCTCTGGACTCGCACTTGATGAAGATAATTTTTTTTGAGTAAAAAAGGATGAATCCATCGTTCCATAATATCCCCCGAAAGTGTATTTATCTAATGTATCGTTTACACCTTTACCGTTTCCACCCGGTCCTGTTAATCCTATTATATGTTCGAATTTATTTTCACCTGATAAGCATGATGCTTTACATTTTAAAATATAGTCCAATAATTCATCTGAATCATTTTCCATTTTATAAATCTTTCTTAACATTGAAAATATCTCATTTCGTATTTCTTCATCTATAATATCTGTATAATTATATCCTGTACTTCTATATACCATTTCATCTAATTTAGGGTTTCTAAATCTGCTTTCTTCTAAATCATAACATCCATTTTCAAAATTAATTAAATTTAAATTAACTTCATCTAATTCATTAAATTTTTTAATATCATAGGTTAAGTCTCGAATTGCATTTGTATATATTTGGGGATTATTTCCTAATTTTGGACATATTTTTTCATCTATAAATTTTATTTCATCTTTAATATTAATAACATCTTGTTCTGTCAATACATCAACGTCTGATTGTCTTATTTTTGTTCTCAACTTTTTCATTCTATCAACGAACATACCCCTAACTTCGATAGATAAATATCGACATAGTTCAGGATTTTCTTTTACTTCCCATTTATTATATTCATTTGGAACTATAAATTCTGCATGATTTTTATGATGAACACAATAAATATTTTTTATAAGGTCTTTCACTAATTTTGCCATGTCTGCATTTTCTCGACGTGTTCTCATGAACTTTTCTATCAATATATTATATGGTCTATTCTTTATACTGTATGCCTTTTGTGCATCATGCTTTTTAGCACGTTGGAAGAGAGAATTATATTGATAATAATCCATTGATTTCCAAGATTCAATATTTTTAGACCTATCAAAGTTACCCGATGTAGTTTTTTTACTCCATTCATCCCATATCTCTCTGATATATCCTTTTCTTTTTAATATACACCCTACGGCAAACCAATCAGTTGTATCTTCTGCGGGGATAATATCAAGATATTCTTTATCCTCTTCTTTTAATTTTTCGAATTGGTCTAAATTAATTTCATTTTGAATATTTGATGGTATTGATTCAGGAGTTTTATATTTAAAATAATCATTTGGGATTTTATATTGGTCCATATTATTTTTTAAACATTCTATAAAATCATCAATATCCCATTCTTCCTGAAACTCATATTTATTAAGATTATTTTCATCGTCTGTATAATCACTACAAGGGATAAAAACACATCCACCATCATTTCTAATATCTACTTTTTCATAATAATTGGTTGTTTGTTTTAATTGAGGAGTATATTGATAATATATATGAATACCTTTTTTAGTTTTAACAACTGGATTATTGTCTAAAACTTCTTTTCCTAACTTTTCTAATTGTTCTTCTATAATATCTTTATCATCTATATCAATCACTGTAATATTATTTACTTTACCGGTTCTAATTGCTAAATCCGGATATTTATCAAAATCAAAATCTTCTAATTTAAACTGTGTAGTCGTCCATGCGAGTGGGAAGTTTGATTTCTTCTTCCCGTTATCCCAAGATAATCTAACCGGAATTATTTGAATATTAGATTTTAAAAATTTGCTTACGTAGGAATTATATAAATCTCTCTTACTTTCTACCATATATATATATAGTATATTTTTTTTTATATGATTTTATTTTTAAAAATAAAAATACACCAATATACATAAAAATACACCAATATATTTAACTTATACACCTTTTCACCAACTTTTTCACCACTTTTTCACCTCCGGGGATTTACTATTATTATATATCTATTATATTTATTACTATATTCAGTTTAAAAAATATATAAATATAATATATTCTTATATAAATATTTAAAAGGTGAATAAATGTAGTTATTTTTTAGAGATAAATATTTTAAATCATATTATCATAATTCTATATGAAAAAGCACCAAATATTTTTTCACCTTTTCACCAGTCAGGATTTTTAAACTGTATTTTTTATAATATTAATAATCTAATATTAATCATTACTTAATACGTAACAATAACAATATAATAGGTGGTGAAAAAAATATACATCAATTTATTCATCGGTGTAAAAGTTTTTACACCAAATACACCAAATACACCAAATACACCAAATATATATATGATATAAAAATAAAATATTATATATAATATATAATATATAGATGTCAAATAATAAGAAATCAAAAACAGGATATAATTTTAGAAGAGGTATATTTAAAGTATCTGTTGAGAAAAATGATATTGTCAAGACATGTAATGAATGGAGATTTTTAAATAAATATGAGGAGGCAATTGATACTAAAATAAAAGAATATGAAGAAGATAGAACAGATCTAAAAATCGATAAAAAATGTAAATGTATATGTGGACAGAATATATTTGAAAAAAACTCTAAAATTATTTATAATGAGAATAAAGATAAAATATGTTATCTTGGTCCAAATTGTTATAATTTTTTTAACATTCATTTAACTTATGCAAAAATTGACGAAGAAACGTTGATAAAATATGATAAAGTAAAAGACGTATTAGTTAAAACAAAAGAAGATATTCAGAAAGAAATGTTGAATAACTTTGATAAAAAAATTTATTATAAAGAAGAACTTAAAAATATAGAAAATATAAAAAATATAAATAGAAAAGATTTAATTTATGAATATATGAGATGTTATCATTTAATGGGTTCATGGGATTATATAAATAATTTAATTAAAGCATTAAAATTTATGAAAAAAGAAAAAACAAATATATTGGGACAACATGAAACAATATATAGTATATTTAAAAATTCTAATAAGAAAGAACAATTAATTAAATTAAAAGAACAAGACAATTCAATCGAAGTAATAAACGAATTAAAAAAATTAGATTTTTATATTAATACATTTCAAAAGCCATCATCAATTCAATTAGAATTTATTGAGGGTGGATGTCTATTTAGTTTAGAAACATTAAGAGATAAATATTTTGATTATAATGACTCGTTAGGATGTGTTCTAATGACTGAATTAATTTAATTAAAATTAATATTACTTAATTTCAAAAATATCTTTCTTTGTTAACTTCTTTTTATTATCTTCACTAGGTTTAAATTGATGTTCTCCATCAGGTCTAGAAGTGTCGACCGGTTTCATATGTTTTACCGATTTATTCTCTTTAGGTCTTTTAGAACGTGCTTTAGAAAATACAAGATAGGGCATAATATAATTTATAAAATTATATTATTTTAATTAATATTAATAATTTATTTTTGTTAAAACTTTTTTTTAAAAAGTTTATTCGAGTTGACATTTCTCATATTTATTTGTTTCTTTAATAAATTTAGAAGTCATGACACATTTTCCATCAATTAGTGCATATTCATTACGTGCTGAATCACGAATACAACAACCAA